AACACAGCTACCGACGCGTATACCCTATGGTACTACAATTCTCAAAGAAGGCTATTAGCGTTTGAAGGATTTGATGAATTATTACAATCTAAAGAAATTGATGTAATGTGCAATGATGATATGTTATTTAATATGTCGTCCAATGAAGTTACCAATGACAAGCTAAAAGAAGACTTACAATCATGGGTTCTTAAGAATGGTGTACAGATTCAAGAAATTAACTGTGATGATTTTATCTTTTCTAAGATTTTACAAGGAGACAAGAGCGATAATATACAATCAGTAGTTACATGGACGAAGAGAACTAGCTCAGGAACTGCTAGAAATTACTCAATAACTGAGAAGCATGCCCTTCAAATCCTTGAAAAGTACAGAGAAATTGAGGGTAATTTTCATATTGACCATTTCTTTTCATCGAACCAAGTTGACACAATAGTTAGGTTAATACATGATGTCGTTGGACGATCCGAACTTAAAGAAATCAGAGTACGTTTTAACCAGAATCTTGACTTAATGTTACTTCATTATAACACAATCCCTGAGAGTATTCAAAAGGCTATATATAATGAAATTGATAAAGATTTTAAAGTTGAACCGATGTTGTCTGGATTAACTCAGATGGAAAAGATATTAGAAGGAACTGAATGGAATTCATCAACTTCCGTAGGCTCCGGAGCACCAAAGAGTTTTGATCCATTTGCTAATTTAAAAGTAAGTGAAGCCGATAAAACAACAGAGACCAAAAAAATAAATACACTATTCTAACCATGACAAATGAGGATATTTTAAACGAGGTTATGTATGAAGCACATATTGAAGGCATATTTAATGATGTTATGCTAGAAGTAAACAAATTAAGAAGGGCAGATATAAAAAGTAATAGACTTGAACTATTTGAAAAAGCAATAAAAAATGTTAGACGAGACAAAACTCTTTGATTTTATAAAAATAATGTTCACTAAACAGAACGACTATAAAAAAATAAGCAATCACAATAAGAAGCGACATCATTTCATGATTAATCGCTTCTTTGCGATTCAATACCCTGCGAACGCGCAGTTATTTAATCAGAATGGAATAAATCCACTCGCAGTTATTGATAGTTGGTCTCTGGTAGCTGCCAGATTTAAAAGTGTTCCAGGATGGATTTATACTAAAACAAAAAAAGCACCAAAGGAGGAATATTCAAAAAGTAAATATATACCATCAGAATCATCTATTTCATTTTTTATTGAAAAGAACGAGATTGGAATGAGAGAATTCAAAGAACTTGAAAGATTTGCAAAAGAAGAATTATATGCCTCTTTAAAAAGGATGGAAAATTCTATGCAAGTTTACTAATACGTGCAAATTTATGGAACAATTCAATCTAAGTTTATTGCCAACAGCAATAGACGTTACTTTATATAAGTATAATTACATAGACAATAAGATATGGACTCAAATACACAACAGTATTGATTATATAGAGCGAGATGAAGCAGTGCTGATTTCAGCATCACAGCTAAAACATCTATTAGACACTAATTACATATCAACAATAGACAGGATCAAAACAATAGGATCAGACGTACTATATAAAGAAGTTAACTCAGTATATTTTTTGTATCAAATGTGCATTGAAATGGAGAACTTACAATATATAAGATTTAATCTTAATAAAGACAAGAGTTACGATAGACTTGTTGAAGTTGAAGGAGATAAAATGCTTCAATTTAGCTTTAAAGTAATGACAGCAACTTTAAGACTATTTGACCTCTATAATGAGGATGAGCTAGTAAGAGTTAATAAATTACTTTGTGAAATTGGAGTTCTTTCTCCTGGAAGCCCATATAATAGAATTTTTGCTAGCGAGCTTACCGAAAAAATAAATGCTTTTCTAGCAATGCACAATGAAGATGACAACACTACTGGAATTATATTAGATATTGTTGATGTTTTGGAAAACAAACTAGAAAGCGAGAACTCATTAATATTGCTTATAACAGACTACTAGATTTTTTTGAATATATAGAATATATAAAATTATAAACATCAATGGAATTTTTTAGTAATTTTGGGAAAAGAGAAGCTCTTGTATATATTATAGTTACCTTATGGGTTGTTATGGGACTTTTAGGTGCATATAAAAATGCAAGCTTTATAGATCTTGCAGTATATTTTGGTTCTTTAACAGCTTATACGGCAACTTATATTTGGGCAGAAGCAAAGAGACCCAGTGAAAAATCTCAAATATTTAAAAAAGGTCCAAACTCCAGAAGAGAAGTTATGATATATGTTGTTGTACTTCTTTGGGCTATTTCAGGCGCTGGAGCAATATGGTTTGTTGCTAATCTTGGTGAATTAGCACTTTACTTTGTATCGTTAACGGGATTTATTGCATCTTGGATTGCTGGAGAAGTTTATACACCAGAAGACCCAAATCACAAAAAATTAAATACGTAATGGTAATAGGACACACCGCAAACCAATATGGCGATTTCTTTATAGCGTCACTACAAACACCATATACAAACACTTCTAAAGTTTTAAGTTGGGAAATAGTAGTAGGCCTTAAAACACCAACAATGACCGGTATTGTAGATGTTATTGCTGCATCTAACGAAGTTACTGGGATAGGAACTCAATTTAGCGTGTCATTTAATGTTGGCGATTTCATAATAATTGGAAACACTAAATACACAATAGCTTCAATACCATCTAATTTTGAAATGACATTAGTTGAACCTATAGAAATAACAGCAACGAATGCTAGTTACTATAAACCACAAAGTGCTGGCGATTTATTTGAATATGAATATAGATGGTCTCAGAATGGAACGGTTTTCTCTGAATTTAATCCATTAAATGATGGATCAGCATACGGCGATTTAAAGTCAATAACGTTTGATACGTCTAAGTCGGTTTGGCTAGATGTTAAATTAGAGGTAGCCAGCATATCATCTGGGAACTTGTTAACATTATTGTCAATTGAATATACTTTATTAACGGTTGAAGGTGCTTTAATTTCTTGTCCAAACTTCTGTGTTGAATGTACTGATCCATTTGCTATGAATGGTTGCTCAAATATAGTAGTTACATGTGATACATCTTCTATTTTTAATCCGTATGCTCTTACAAAATCAGTAGGAATGTATAAACAAATAGTAAACATAGTTAATGATATTTTTGGACACTCTGTAAATTATTTTAGAGCAGAACCAGATATTAGAACTTCTGACGTAATTCTTATGGAATATTCACTACACAATGTAGTAGATAATAAAACAATAAAGGTATTAGTACCAGACAATGAGTTTCCAACTGAAGCAAATACATACGATATATTTGGAATTGAACTTGCAGATTTTGAAGTTCATATTACTGCAACTGAGTTTGAATCTAAGTTTGGGGTTGGAAAAGCACCAAGAAACAAAGATTACATGTTTATTCCAATAATCAATAGAATGTATGAGATTAGCTCAATTTCATTAGCAGATGAATTTAATAAATCTCACTCATATTGGAGAGTTAAGTTAGTTAAATATCAAGACAGAACTGACGTTATAAAAGGTCAGTTCGATGAAGCAACTGACGTATTAGTTACAGGTATAGAAGAAATATTCGGGGAAAGAGTGCAGGAAGAGTATACTAAGAACTTAAAACCTAAACAGTTCCAAAGTGTCAGCAAAACATACACTGACGGTATTAGAGAATTCGTCAACAAGAACTTAAAAATAGCTGACTACGACTTAAAAAACAGATGGACTGTGGTAAGCAAAAACTATTATGACTTAACAATCATTGATATTGACGAAGTTGCCCTACAATATGCCGTTAAATCAAAGGTTGATATTGGTAAAAACGCAGCATATACCGGGTGGTTCTCACCTCAGTTTTTACCAGCCTCGACTTTTGACCATTACTTATTTGGAGACAATGACATCATTAGTGGTTTTAGGTTGACATTAAGTAACACTCAATTCAAATTCACAGTTAACGGCGTTACTGAAACATTTACACATGGAATAACATTAAGTAAACTTAAGTGGTACTGTTACGTAGTAAATGTTAACAATTCATTTGGACAATTAGCAGTTTCTATATACAGTCTTGATCCTAATAGTAACAAAGTGGTCAATGTTGGTGGAATTATAACAACTCCACAGATGCTTTCTAATAATTTGATAGAGGAATTTACAGAAAACCGAGGAATTGCAAACCAATTAACATGGTCTTCTACATCTAATTATGGACTAAAAGCAAACAATATGTATATGACAAACATAAGAGTGTTTAGTTCACCAGTAGAGTTTGAACAACATTCTAATGTATTAAACCAATATGTAGTTAGAGACAATCAACTAGCATTGGTTATTGACAATGCAATTCCATCACTTGGATTTCAAAAATATTCAAATGCAAGATAATTTAGATAAATATAATATCTAACAAAACACAAAATATGTCAGAAAATAGAAGCATAAAAGAACAAGCGGAAGATATTCGCAAGGATCTTGATGAATTGATAGGAGCCGGTAGCAATGACATTGAAGATGTCATTGAAAGAGATCCACAACTCCCAACAAGACGGTCAGACATTAGGAAGTCATTTACTGAACTTAAAGAAAATTCAACCAAAAAGGCAAAGAAAACTATTTCAGCATTAATGAAATTTTATCTTGATAGCGACATCATTGAAAAAGATGAGTATATTCAAGCTAAAAAGAAGATGGATGAAATGACAATGAGTTCATTAGTTTATCAATTACAAGCAGGTGAAAGAGCTCTAACGATTTTATTAGAATCAATAGAAGATGGAGAAGTGGCCCCTAGAATGTTTGAAGTACTTGCGACATTACAGAAATCAATGCTAGACATCATTAAATCTCAGACAATGTATTTAATGGCAACTGAAGAAAGTGCCAAGAGAATTGCCAGAGATATAGAGATTTATAAAAAGAGGGATGATATTAGAGAAATTGAAGCCTCTGGTGGAAACGCATCTTCAGATGGAAACTTACAAAGAGGCACGAAGGATCTAATGAGAATGATTAGAGCTGGCATCGATGATTCAGAACAAGACATAGAAGACGTTGAAATAACAGAAGACTAATATTATGAAACATTTTAAATTATTTGAAGAATTTATTTTTGAAATAGGAGATTCCTCTTCTAAGAAATATAAATATAAGGTTAATGGTAATTTTAGTGAAATGTCAGAATTTGACAAAAGACTATATGTTAAATTTAAAACAGAATCAAAATTAGAATACACATTAACGATAATTAACATTAATTCATTCCTAGATATCGATTTTACAGCAGATGGAGAATATAATGAAACTAATCGAGGAGAAATGTTTAGTATAATGGCAACTATTGTAGATGTAATAGAACGTATATTAGGTGAAAATACTGGAATTATAAGAGGATTCAGATATGAACCTAAAGGAAAGGCAAATGATGAAGGGTTAGGAAGAGACCGATTGTATCGAATTTTTATTGAGAAATCAATGAAAAGGCAAGGAAAATCAATTAGTTTTACACAACAAGGCGGAACTGTATTTGGAATAATAAAGGATTAAGTATGGCAATTGAAGAATCATATATTGGAGATAATAAATGGATCCCAAAGGACTCTTCAGAAAAGGAGGGTAATAAACTAATATGGTCTACAAAAATAATTAATGACTTATTGGTAGCATTAGACAAGGGCTACAGACCTCAAGTAAGTTTACCATTCTATGAAGGCAAGCAATTCTTAAGAAAGGGTCAAATAGTGTTTGAATACACTGATTCTGAAATTGAAGAACTTGCAAAATGTGCAAACGATATTGTTTACTTCGCAGAAAAGTATGCAGTTGTAATGACGGATAATGGTATTCAACAGGTTAAGTTAAGAGACTACCAGAAGGAATTACTAAGAGATTTTCAGCATAATAGATTTAATATCGTGTTAGCCGCACGTCAAATGGGAAAAACAGTGACGGCGTCGATTTTCAACGCATGGTATCTGGTTTTTAATTATGACAAAACTACTTTATTGCTAGCAAATAAATCAGAATCAACGAAAGAAATCATAGATAAAGCAAAGGTTGTTTTAGAAAACTTACCATTCTTTATGAAGCCAGGAATTATTAAGTATGATGTAATGAATGTTCGTGCAGATAATGGATGTCGTCTGGTAGGACAATCAACAACCGCAAAGTCAGGTATCGGATTCACTATACATAATTTATACCTTGATGAATTTGCTCATATCCACCCAACTATAGTTGATGCCTTTTATGAAAATGTTTACCCAACGCTTTCTGCATCTAAAATTTCTAGAATTAATATAACATCAACACCTAATGGATTTAATAAGTTCTATGAGATATTCGCAGATGCCGAACAGAGTAAAAACGAATATAAAGCAACTCGAATCGATTGGTGGCAACACCCTGATAGGGATGATGAGTGGTACCGAAGAGAACTTGGAAACCTTGGATCTGAAGATGCCTTTAATAGACAATATGGTAATGAATTTACAAGTTCATCAAGTTTATTGTTAAGTCCAGGTACTATGAAATCTATTCGAAAACATGCCAAGAAATTTGTATGGCATGACCTAGAAGATTTTGAGAATATTCATATAGATACTGAAGGATTCTTAGGATTTGATCCATCATTTGATATTGAAGAGGCAAGTGATTCCGATCGATACTATTTGTTCTCAGTTGATATTGCAGAAGGCAACGGAGGAGACTATTCAGTTATTAATATATTTGAAGTAGAACCAATGGATAATAAGGATATTGAAAACTTTATAAGTCCTGGTGCAATGTATGATTTCTTTAAACTTAATCAAGTTGCAGTTTTTAGAAGCAATGAGCACCCCATTGAAGATTTTGCAAAGATTTTATATACTTTAGCAATTGAAGTTTTTAACTCAGAGAATGTTAAAATGATTATAGAATTTAATACATATGGAAGTATACTATTACAATACCTATCTACTGTATTTCCAGGAAGGAATGATTTCGAAGATGAGATGGTTCTTAGATTTAAACATAGGCATGACGCTAAAGTTCCAAAGGCAGGCTTAAGATTAAAATCAGATAATAAGTCAGTTTTCTGTCAAAACTTTAAAAAATTGATAGAAAATAACAGAATAAAAATTAACGACATAACTACAGTTCAGGAGGCTAGTTTATTTGGAACAGTCAAAAACGGAAACTATGCGGCTCAAATGGGAAATGATGATACTATAATGACATGTATCACTGCAACAGAATTCTTTGGAACAACGGACTACGCAGATTATGTCGAAGAGCTTTTAGATATTATAGAACCAGAAACACACGAGCTTATGGAGAATGTACTTTATAAAGACAATGGAGGTGGAGATACATCACTCCAATTTGACATATATGATTTGCTTGAATAATTAATATAGTATTAGTACAAATATACCCAATAAACATAGATATATAATAAAAGAAAAAAAATACTTAGAATTATGGCTTTAGCCCCACAATTACTTAATTTCAAGAGCTCCGGAGTTTACAGACTGGAATTTGACAAATCTCAAACAGCAAATATTAACGTTGAGACTCTTAGATTAGTAGTAGGTCACTCCAAAAAAGGACCTTACAATACACCTGTTTTGATTGATTCACTGGAAACATTTAACAATGTTTTTGGTTCAATTGACAAAAGTTTAGAAAAAAAGGGAATGTTTTTCCACAGATCATGTGTAGAAGCATTGACTAGAGGCCCTATCCTAGCCTTAAACCTAGGTAAATTTACGGCTGGAAATGACACTGCAGCATATCAATCTCTTTCTACAGCAGGATCAACAGATGCCGCAGTATCTGTTGATGGAATAAAAGACTACACTGAGTTCTTCGATAATGATAAATTCATGGTACCATCCGATACTAATACACTAACAGCTATAGCTAACGGAGATAGTAACTTGTTAAACTTTGTTAATATGAAACAGGACCCAATTACAGTTATCGTAAGACAAGCTGCTAGCGTTAAAGAATTCGATTTAACAGCAAGAGAATGGTATGGCGTTGGAAACGTTCCAGATTACTTGGATGATTTTGACAAGATGTCAGATTTCATGATTGATGTATTTGTATTTAAAGGAGAATTCACATCAGCTACGATGGTAAACGATCCAATCTATTCTGCATTCTTTGAAGTAGATGGTTTAAAGAAAGATAACTTAGATGCGTTTGCTAACTTAAGACAAGTTAGTTTAATTGCAAAATATACAGGTTCTGTTTTGCCAGGATTCAAAGATCTAGAAGGAAGAAACTTATACATAGAAACAACAATTAATGCAGAGGCTAGAAGAACTGGCTTATTCTGCGCAATTGACGAAGATAACGTAATGTTAGAAACTGGAACTAAGGTTGATCTAGTAGGACATAACGTGCTTACAGGATCTTTATATGAAGTACTTTCACATAAGGTAGGTGCTGATAGAGTAACTCCATTTATCTTCGGAACTACAGGTGGTGACTTAGGTGCTATAGCACATACTCCTGGAAATACTGATTTTACTGTAACTTATCCAAACGCTAATGTTCCTACAATATTCCCGATATCAAACGGAGAATATGTAGATGCTGCTACTACTGAAAGAATCGCAAGAGTTAATAGAATCGCAAAGGCAGTTGGTACTACTGAAACCGTGTTTACTGTACATACTGACGTTGAACCAACATATTATGACAGAATTATCAAATCATTTGAAGCTGCTTCGCTCGTATATAAGACTTTTGTTTTATCAAAAGCGATTGTTACAATTAAAAACCTAAGTGACTATTTAGGTACATTATCTGGAGGAAATGGATTATATGATGCACTAGTTGATAAAGATACTATCGACTTTAGATATGTTGTAGATACCTTTACATCATTCGACATTAATGGTATAAATAATAAATCAAACCTTTCTCAATTAGCTAAAGACAGACAAAACGCATCGGCTATTTTAAATGCACCGACAATTGAAGACTTTAAAAAGTCAAGTGATCCTTCATTTACAAATGAATCAGGAGCATTTAGTACTGCTTATATAGCGACTGGAGGTAACCTAGATAAAAACCCAACTAAAGTATATACATTACCAAGCATTAGCGCTGGAGCAAATTATGCATTCTACTACGGACCTGGTTTAACAGTAAGCGACAACGGCAAGGACATTACTGTTCCACCAGCGGCTTATATCTCAAACAACTACTTAGATAAATACACTAACTCTTTACCGTGGTCTATTGTTGCTGGTCCAAGAAGAGGCGTTGTATCAGGTACAAATGTAAAAGGCGCTGAATATGGATTTGATAAAAAAGATAGAGACATTTTAGAACCATTTGGTTACAATCCTATCGTATTTCAAAGAGGAATTGGTTTAACAATTTTAGGAAATAAAACAGCACAACAATCTATTAAATCTGCGCTTTCTTCAGCTCACGTTAGAGAAGTACTTATTTATATACAAGATGGTATGGCTAATATTCTTAAAGATTATGTATTTGAGTTTAATAATGTTCAAACAAGACTTGAAATTAAAACTTTAGCAGATTCATTTTTAGAATCAGTTAAACAAGATGGAGGAGTTTTTGAATTTAAAAACGTAATGGACCAATCAAACAACACAAACGAAGTTATCGACAACAATATGGGTATTATTGATACTTATGTCGAACCTGTTAAAGGTTTAGAAATTGTAGTTCATAGAACAACAGTATTAAACACTGGAGAAATTCAATCAGGTAACCTAGGATAATAAGATATATAAAAAAACAAAACAATACTAACATGGGCTTACCACATTATTCACAAGATCAAACGTCTGGAAGAGGTAGAAACTTCGAACCAGTACAACAGAATCTATTTGAAGTTACAATTCTTCCACCTGCTGGTGTTTCAAATGCACCTTTAATGCTTCAACATATCAATTCAATCTCAGGATTAGATTTATACAAAGAAGTTGGTGTTATAGAACAAAAATACAAGTTTGCTACTAGATCATTTGCGACAACACCTGACAATACGTCAATTGATGTTACTTTGAATTTCTCATTAAACTTAAATGAAGCTAATCAAGCTTACCTTTATAAATCAATGAGACAATGGTACAACTTAAGATACGACCCAAATACAGGTGCAATGGGACTTAAAAAAGATTACGTTGGAACTATCGTTGTTGTTCAGTTCAACAGAGCAGGCGATATATTTAGAACAGTAACTCTTGAAGATTGTCAAATTACATCAGCATTAGGTTTTACAACTGAATTAAACTACGAAACTTTAGATGCAGCGTCATTAGAAGTAGTATGGCGATGCGATGCTTGGAAAGAAGTTCTATCATAATTATTAAATAAAAAATAGGGGAACAGTTTAATGTTCCCCTATTTTTTATGAAACAAAAACATAATATGATAATATAATATACAATGTATGGATAAGCTTACCAGGAAATTACAGGTTCTTTTATCAGAAGAAGAAGTAACTTTAATAAATAGAATCATACTAAACGAGGCCATTGAAACTGAACAAAGACCTATTTCAATATCGGCGTTTATAAGAGATATAATAAGAGAAGAAATTGAAAAAAAGGCTAACGATATCAAACCTTTCAAAAAAATAGATATTAAAAAACTTAAAGACAAATAAAGTATGAGTAAAGAAAAAGAGTTAAACTTAGATGAGCAATATGAAAATATTGTTAAATCTAATGAAGCTTTGGTCAACGAACCAGAAGTTCATGAAGAGCCTGTTAACCTAGGAAAGGTTAGTATGGAGAGATTTACAGGAGAAAAGGCTGAGGGTGCAGATTTTCATTTAGGTTATCACAACATCGATACTATTTCATTACCGTCAGGTGGTATGTTTTACCCAGAAGGAACTGAAATTTCGATTAGATCTGCGAAAGTAACAGAAATTAGACATTTTTCAACAATTGAAGAAACTAATGTTCTAGATATTGATGATAAATTAAATCAAATATTAGAATCATGTACTCGAGTAACTTCTTCATCTAAAAGATTATCTTATAAAGATATTCTAGAAGAGGACAGATTTTACATCATTCTTTCTATTAGAGACTTAACATTCCCTGAGCCAGAATCTAACTTAAAAGTAGATCATACGACGAAAAAGGGCGAAAAACACGAGGTTGAAATTAAAAAAGATTACTTTCAGTACTTTAAGATCCCAAAGGAATTAGATAAGTATTATGACAATGTTCGTAAATCTTTCATGATTGAAACAAAATCTTTTGGAACTATTGAAATGGCTCCACCAGTTATTGGAGTAATGCAAAGAATCACGGCATACATTAAAGAAAAACAACAAAAAGGTCTACAAATTGATCAGTCAGTTCTACAAATTATTCCTTATCTACATAAGGATTGGAGAGGCTTTAGTGATAAGACTCTATTTGATTTTGAAATAGAATTGAACGGATGGTCTAATAAGAGATACAATTTAGTCTATACGTTAGCTGAAAAGTTAAAGGTAGGTATTCAACCAAATATGTTAGTTATGATAGGGGACGATGAGGAGCATGTTCCCATAAGCTTTCGTGACGGGATCAAATCTCTTTTCATTGTTCAAGATATCGCTGGAGAACTTCTTTAAGACAAAATTTCATATTTATCTTAAATTACATATACAACCTAGTGAACTTGAAAACCTTGAATATTATGAGTTCTATTATTTAGTTAAAGATTTAATAGCAAACATCAAGGAGGAGAATAAACAGAATCAAGGACAAAATGACGCAACGTCAGGTGCTATGGGCGGAATGAAAATGCCTAACTTAAAGGTACCGACCATTAAAATGCCAAAAATGTAAACAATAAATAAGGGCCCTAATTAGGGCCCTTATTTATTTAGATATATAAGTATAAGAGAATATGTGTTTATCTTAAAAATAATAGGCCTTTAGGCCAACAGTTTATACATGGTTAACGTTATTTCAGTATTATCATCTCCGTTACAGAAAATACAAGCAGCAACAGAGGCATCCACAAAAGCACTAAATATTATAAGTGAGGTTATTCTTACAATGAATACTGCTGTAATGGAGATTTCTAGTGAGCTTAAAAAGCAAACAGGTATTTTAACAGACATCAAGACTATTTTAATACAGCAAAATAAATCTCTAGAAAAAGGAACATCAGCTAAAGGAGGTCCAGCAGGTAAGGGATTTTCTCCAATGTCAGCAAAAGACGTCGGGTTAACTGCCCTAATGATACTAGGTATTGCTGGCGCAATTGTTGCATCTGCTGCATTATTTTCATTGATACCATCAGTATCACCAATGCAGTTGCTAGTAGCACTTGCAGTTGCAGTTATTTTGATACCAGTTGCATTTGCATATTCACTAATTCTTAAAGCTACAGCGGGTCTTACTATACCACAATTGATATTTTCAGCAATCGCAGTTCCTTTAATGGCACTAGGTATACTTGCAACAGCATATATATTTACAATGATGCCATCAAATCCAAGTGCACCTGACCCTATATGGGTTCTTAAAGCTGTGCTTGCTATTGGCTTATTTGCTATAGGATTTTATCTTATCATGAGTGCTATTAAAGGAGCAACTACAAAAGAACTTATCTTTGGTGCAATTGCAATCCCATTGATAGCATTAGGAATTGTAGGAACAGCATATGTATTTATGATGTTCCCGTCAAATCCAAGTGCACCTGACCCTATATGGGTTCTTAAAGCTGCGCTTGCTATTGGATTATATG